GAGTACCAAGCTGATAGTCATGTGAAATATCACTGAGGGACTGGAACATTCTGTCATTCACGTTTGTGCCGTTGTCTATCATTGATTCATCGCCAAAGTCAGGTTCACTGAAGAGAGTGACGTTGAAAGCAAACACACCAGTAATTCCAGTAGCGGAATTGGTTGTTGCTCCTATGTTTTTCAACAAAGGTAGAATACCAGTGAACTCGTTCCCATCAGATGTGATGAAGTCCCCACTACCAGCAGTAGCATTGGAAAAAGTGAATGTAGTCAAGCTTCTTGAGTCGTATTTGGCGCTACTGCCATCAGCAAAGTAAACCCTACCAGAATTAGGAAAACCAAAGGTACCCCAGCTCTTCATATCAGATGATTGATTATTAAGCGGTTGCACTGTAATGATAAAAGCCCCACTTGAGTGATTGTAGTCAAATTGCTTTGTGGCAACAGCATACGCCCTCCTAGTTGAGAAGGGCTTGTGACTGAAGGGGCTCTTGGTGAAAGTAGGTTTGGTATCAACACCCCCTTGACCCGGCCCTCCAAGAGTGACAGAAACAACAGGAGCATTAGGCTCAATCTCCTTGACCACGTTGGAGTCAGGACTACCTGAGCTAATTGCTGAGATGTTTCTGCTACCGATGTTGTTCTGTAAGCCCCAGCACTCAACAGTGGTGTAGCTTCTACCTTCTACGTTATCCTCCTCTAATACACCTTTCACTTTAGCACGGGACATCATGTAATGAATTGACACTTCATTTGGGGTTCCCTTGGTATTGAGTGCATCTTGAGCGTAGTGCAACTGGTTGGTTCTAGCCCTGTCGCTTGGATGTATTATCAATCTCATATTAGAGTCAACTGTGTTTATCTCCACATTGTCTATAATGTCAAAGGACTCGTATATGGGCGAGTTAGAGGAAGTGACCAACACATCTGGTTCACCTGCGTTAGAGCCAGATGATATGACATCCATTCTCTGAAAATCAGAAAAGTCAACTAAGTCCTTCTCTGATGGCAGAGGGTCAAAGAAGAGTTTGTGGAATGAAGACTCGTGTGTAGTGGTCTTGCTGGTGGAATCCTCTATCACACTGGGTGTGGTGTTTGTGTTAGTATCAGAGGCATATGGGGTATAACCACTACCGGGTGTTAACGACTCGTCTAGAGTCAAATCGGCATCAAAGCCTTCACTGTTATCGCCTGAGAGGGAATGCGGGTTCAAAAGCTCCTGCTTGTGTGCGAAATCATCAGTGTTAATGTCTATGTAGCCACCGGGTGCATGCAATGTCAAACCAACTCTAGTGAATGTCAATGTGGTATTCGTGTTAGTGGCCGTTGTATCCTGACTGAGTGTAAACGCAGTTGAGTTATTGATAGCACTTACAAATGCGCCCGAAGGTATCCCAGTCCCTGAAACTTCCATTCCCACTGCTAAGGAAGAAGTGCTATCCATCGTGATGTGCCTCACACTTGTGGTTGAGCCATCACTAAGACCGCTAGTGTGGTTGGTATCACAGGTAGCGTCTGTGAAAGTCCCTATTTGAGCATCAATCAAATCATAGATAGTAGTAGCAGCTCCACCAGTGCCGATGGCTGTGTCCCCGGCTGGCACGGTCTTCTCTACCATTAGACAAGCAACATTGTTTTCTGTTGCCATGCTAGCGCCACTCAAGTCTATGGCGTTGTAGTGTATCTCAACATAAGGGGACATGTTGTAGTCAGAACCTGAGAGAGCTGGTACGTTTAGGATTGCCACCCTGCTGGTCTTGCTTGGTCTTAAATGATGAGTTCTTACAGTCGAGTCTAGTGTTGCACCCTTGTCATGTATTGGTGCTTTTAGGAAGAAAGGAGTGAAGTCAAATTTAGTTCCACCTATTGCTATGAGCTTTCTCGTCCCATTAGCCGTGCTACCAGTGCTTTGATGGGAGTTGTAGATTGTGTTCACAGTGGTGCTACTGACTACCCTATTGACTGTGAACTGACCTACGTTTCTTAGAATACTTACTTCTGTGTTTACGGGCAACTGCTCTGCTATACCTTGTTGTGAGTCAACATAGAGTGCTTTGTATTTATCAGCCACGCCATTGATTTCCATATCTATTATTTCCTCATTTGGCTTTGGTAGCATCCTGAGATAGTGGTGACCATCAACATGATTGAGAGTGTGACGCCCGGAATGACCAATTGATAACTCAGTCGATATGGTAGTGGGCCAAGTCACTGCGTAGGGATTGTTCGGTGAATCAGTGCTAATCGCCATTTGTGAGGAGTAAACAAAACCATGTTGTCCCAAAGGTCCTTCGTCTATAACCATCTGACCAGTTCTATCGATGGCCTTTGAGGAATAGTGTGGAGGCTGGTACGGTTTACCTGTACCAGAGTCTAACAAGAGGTCAGCCCCTATCACAACGAATTGAACCCCACTAGCGTGGTCATGGAGCAAGCCCCTCTGACCACTGCTGGCTGTGTTGTAGTCAAGATGTATGCTGGCTACAGTCAAAGCGCCTGTGCCTACGTTTATGCTCTGTAGTCTGACTCTCTCAGGGGGAAGGCTAGTAGGTGCTTGCGTAAGGTCATTTACACCGACTGGCTTCAGAAGTAGATTGTATGGAACATGAGCCACATCGTGTTGGGTAACTCCGGATGATGTGCTTTGCAGGACCTTGTAGTTGCCGCTTGTGTATGGTGAAGATGTGAAAGTGATAGTGCCACTTGTGACAGATGACCCTGTGAGTTTTGTCGCTAATGCAGCAGCCTCAGTTGTGCTTATGGAAATGCTAGTGGCACCGGATGATGCCGAAGATACAAGTGTATACACATCATCATACGTCGTTATAGGTTCCTCAAATCTATAGAGCAACATAGTGGAGGCTCTTCTTAGTGGGGCAGTTCTAGCAGTAAAGTCTGGATTGAAGTCATTGGTTATGTGTACAGCCTCTATTACTCCCCTATACTCACCACCCTTGCCACCAATGTAGAGATTCTCACTACTAGTAGCTAATTTCAAGGATTTGTCCTTCATAATTTTTCTAGCCATTAGAACTCCATTGACATAAAGCTCTATCCTACCAGAACGATACGTAGCTACAACATTTACGAGTGGTCTGTGATTTCTATTCAAGCCACTGTCCTTAGTATCGAACATACCGTTTTGCTCACTCAATGGGTATATCGCACCAGTGTACCTAGTACCATTATGACTCCCAGTTGTAATTGTGTGAGATTCCACTGCCTCGCCATTGGTCAGTTCTATCGTGAAAGTCGCTGGAGCGGCTTCGTGTATCTTGCCAACTGAAAGCTTGTACTGTCCACTCTTCTCAAGGACAGTACCTCCTTGGTCTGGCATAAGCCAAGTTTCGATTGTAATCTCCTCGTTGAAAAGCCCTGATGTTATGGACTCGGAACCACCTCTGGGTTCTGGATTGAGAAGACCCCTGATATCTTCTTGACCTTCTGGATTTGTTTTTCCAATGCTTGAGAAATGACCTTGTGGAACTACTATGCTATCGCTAACGCCATCAAAGAAAAACGCATGATTTCTTCTCCCCAGCACAGTCATAAAATCACAGCATCGCATCAGCAGGTAGGAAAGTCATTGTATAGTTGTAAATGGCCTCACCAGCATCATATATTATGTCCATAGACGAGATGCCTCCTTGGATGCCCGTGAAGTCATTTGTCTCATCAAACTCAACTCCTGCGGGTTTTGCATTTGTGGAGTCCTTCTCATTTTTGTTGAAGAAACCAGTGGGCATGAAGAAGTTCTTGGCAGTGTACTCATTGTTACCGGCTTCTATTTTACTGTTGTAGGGAATTTGTATTCCTACTATGTAATCGCTACCAGAGCCACCGATGAATCTGTTTCTATCTTCCACGGCTTGTTTACCAAAAAGAAAGAGGAAATCAGGCATGGCATCATAAGCCACTTTCCTAAGCGTTCTGCTACTGTTATTGACTATGGAATACAAATCTTGAGCCTTGTCCCCTGCTGATTTCTGTTCAGCATCTCTGCCTCCCGAAAATTTCTCTACTTGTGGTGGGAGGAAAAAATATCCTGTGGAGAAGCTAGGAGTGGACTTGTTATTTCCCGCTTTTCCATTAGATACTTGCTTAATCAAGACGCCTGAGTTAGTTTGAGAATTGCCATCCCTATCCAATGCGTCGTATAGTGAGGCCGTGTAGAGTGAGGAGTGCTGGTCGTTTATTGCTGAACTAACAGCATTAGCTAACTGCAATGCAGTTGTACTAGCAACATTCACTTTTAGAACATTAGTAGATGAATTATAACCAGTAGTGGCAGTATTGTCCTCTGTAAAAACAATACTAGAAAGCGTCCCGCTTGTTGATTTTAAGACTAGGGTAGGAGAGTCTGTAAGTGAGAAAAAAGCGCCTAAATTACTAGAAGAGACGAAGCTTTGTTTTGCCGTATTGACATTGAAATTTATCTTAGCTTCAGCAGCGGCTGCTCCTGTGGCTTGAGTATCATCGGAGAAGAAACCATCTATTCTGATTATGGCTTTGTTTATGTTCAAGTCTAAGGCAAGGCGCTGACTGCCAGCGAAGGGCATTGAGTTCGGCCCAAATTCTCTTTCAGTAGACAGTGCTATCTGAGTGGCATTCAGGGATATCAAACCGCCGTCCTCACGAACCAAACGGATTGGCGTCCCAGTAGCCATTAGAACAAGCCCCCGCTACCCGGCAAAATGCCTAATCTTCTCTGGAACTGCTTCGACATCTCGTTAGCTATTTCTCCGGCTAGTTTTCTCTTATCCAATTTGTCCGTTATACCGCTCAAATTCTGTGTTATGGTAAAACTAAAATTAGGATTATTGGATGCCGTTTGATATGCTCCACCAGCAGCTGTAATCGCCTTCACAGGGGAGGCTATGAAGTCTGGAGCTAAATTGGTCACTACATCGGTGAGGCTGAAGTCCTTGATATTGTCAATAAGAGATTTAATATCTTCTAGTTCGTTTCTTAGAATGGTAAATGGGTTTACTAGATTGAAAGTAGGTATGCTCAGATTTGAGAGTGTATCGACTATTGGCTTTATGAGTGTGTCATACAAATCCGCTATGATGTCAAAAGCAGTGGTAGCTGCACCAGAGGCTATGCTGAAAGCAGCACTAAATGCACCACCTATACCAGTGACTAAACCAGATAAGACGCTGATTCCAAGATTGCCTGTTTGAGTCAATCTATTGACTTCGACGAGAGCGTTTCTAAGTGTTAGTAACGCTACCATCAGAACTCCTCCGAGTTTAGGAAGGAGTAGTCGAGTGTAATGGTTTCGTTACCAGTCTTGCTTTCCAAGGCTTGTCTAGCTCTTTCTTTGTTGTCACGGTCCTGCATGGCAAGAGCCCAAGTGAGTGATTGCTGGAAAACTGGTATGCTCATTTCTAAAACCTCTGCTATCGATATGCCATAATGTTTCGCTACGAAATAGGCGAACAACTGATTTTGAAGAACCAATGCGTCTTTACCAGTGTAGTTCTTCTGCTCCAGATACTTCTGAATCCTCAGTTGTTCGCTTTCGTAAAACCCCCTTGCATCGCCTCCGCCAGCTCAGTGGGCTTGGGAAGTATAGAGGATAATTGCTCACCAATGTAAGCATTTACGTCGCTCAACTCATCTGGTGTCATTGAGGGGTTGGTTCTCAATACCCAATGTCTGAAAGCGTATCTCCAGTACCCTTCCAAATCTAAGCTGGCCGTACCGTCATTCTCCATCTTAAACATAGTTTGAGCGGCGTTCTGCATGTCAAGGAATGTAACATCACGAGTCCACACCTCCATTTTCAAATCGGGATTGTCCCGACTGGCGCTCAATACGTGTTTTTGTTCATTCCTCTTCGTCAATAATATCTCCTTGTCTGCTATCTGCATTTTCATCACCTGTGGTTACAGCCTCTTCCGAGGGGGCATCCGACTCTGCATCTACAGCCTCTTCCGAGGGGGCATCAGCTTCGTCTGTTGCGGCGTTTTCCATGATACCATCATCGTATCGGTTGAGTCTGAGGACAACCTCGGACTTAGTACCTCTAACGGTGATGTCACGCTCCTTGCACACTTCGCGCAATTCACGTACTGTCATGGAATTGTAATCTGTTAAAGCAACGAATGGTTGCTCAACTGGAATAACTACTGTTTCTTTTTCAGGCTCAGGTTCTGGAGGGACTACTTCCTCAACAACCTCCAAAGGAGCTTCTTCAGTCTCCTCCTCCTGTATTTCCTCGTGTACCTCGTCAATAACCTCTTCCTCGTCTTCAAGTGAGGACTCGATACCATCATTCTCTTCGACAACTTCTTTTTTCTTAAGTGAGTCTAAGGCAGCTTCTACCCAAGGCGGAGTTTCTATCAAATCTAACATTAGAGCATCAATCTGTTTTCTTGATGTTCTTCCTTCGATTACGACATTTCTACCCAGTATTTCGTTTAACCAATCAACGTAACCCGATGCACCTAGCTTTCGGAACTTCCATTTTCTGGTTCCAGCTCTTGGTAACATGTTTTCTCCTAATAGTGAAACACTGTGTCTTGGGTGAAGACCCTCAGTGTCTTTGGCATAATCTTGAGTTTTGAACGGAGTGGTCCCTTGTCATCAGGTATGGGTAGAGGAGCCTCAGTGATGAAGTAGTCATCCATCACTATATCCATGCTCTCTCTACCAGAGGAAGCTTCAGCCCCTTGCTTAGTGAAGGATAGTCTAACGAATTTAGTGGTATCATCAAAGCTCTCCACTGCTCTTCTCATTTGATGATACAGAGTGGGGTCGTCAACTATTATCTCCATATCTAGCTCGTACTCAGTTTTGCCCTCTATGGCTAGACTGGCATTTCTAGCACCACCAAACGGTATCTGGTCCGTGGCTGCATTGGCTATGTTATTACCAGATATGGTGTAATGCTGTGCTACCCCAGTCTTGCCCTTCAAATCGAAGGACACTACTTGTCCAAGAGTTACACCACCGAGTTGTATGATGCCATTGTAGAACATGAAGGGCTTCTGGGTTCTCTTGCCTATACCAGCTATCCTCCTAGCTAACTCAGTATTAGCCACATCCTCAAATATTCTGTGCGGATTGTACCTATCACCCTTGTTGCTACTCTCAAGCCTACCAGTGTCCGTGTAGCAAAGCGCCGCATCGAATCCAAGATTGAGCTTGACGGCGGCATCTGTATCAGCAGTCATTGAGAACTCCTTGACTTTACAACCACGGAAGACACGAGTGAGTTGTTTGGCATCACTAGCACCACCATCGACAGTTTCGCCCGTAGTACCGTCATCATCCTGATTGTCCCTTCTCCTAACACTGACCTCCAAAGCAAAGGACGGAACTTCTGATTTTGAGAAAAGGACCCTGTTTACGGGGTCAGCTATCGTACCATAGGTGCTTTCTGCCGTACTCATTATCGGAGCTTTTGTGGTAGCGCTGTCGTATGCGGCGAATCCTATTGTCGTATTGTCTGCATGTGAGAAATCCAAGGGACCATCCAGCCATATGTAGTGCGTTCCAGTAGAGCCATTATGTCTTATTGCTGCTATTCTCCTCACTTCGTATTTTCTGGCTTGTGTTACTAGGTCTTCTGGTCCGATACTAGTTGAAGAGCCATATGTCACGGGGCTTGAGCCAACGTCCTTGTGTAGATGTAGAGCTACTGTATCAGTGTCGTTTATGTAAACATAATCCCCAGCGGCAACAGTATCACCACTAGGAAGTGTCGGTGCACTAGTGCTACCACCATATTGAATAAAATTAGCACCGACATTAACTGCACCAGCTACACTGTAAGTGGAAGTAGGTGGTGGGTCATCAAGACGAACTGCCTCTTGTCCCAAAGCGTAGTAGAGCCATCTAGCATTGTGCATAGCCGTTTCAAAAGCCCCACCGACGTTGGTGAATCTACCGGGCACTTGCACCGCTACGTCCCTACCCAAGCCGACCACATGCATTCTCTTGAGGTCAACTTTAGTCTCAGGTAGCGATATGGTATTGATTAAACCAGCAAACTGGTCAGTGAGAACTGATTCTGAGGATGCATTAGCGTTGGCTGCGTAAACAGAATCCACATCTAAAGTAGGAGTCTTGAATGGCATAATGTGAATTGTCCCGTTAGTGGTATCCACAGTCGTACAAGTATCAGCTTGGGCACTCAACATCTTAGGTGTGATTTTCAAATCAGTGTAATCTGTGCCACGAGCGTCTGATACTATCGTGTATCTTCTACCGTCCTCAGAAAAATTGTCCCTTGAGTTGAAATTACCGGCTAAACCTGAGAAAACAAGCTCTGAGCCGACAAGCATACCTAATGGGTAAACAATCACACCGCTTTCTACTGGAGTATCGGTTGCTCCTTTCTGCAATCTTATGGTGGTAGTATCTTCACTTTCACTTTCAGCCTGAATCTTAAAGTGAAAACGAAGACCAGAACCTAAGCTTCCATTATTATCATAATCGGATTTCAGAGTGAGCCCAGACTCGTGCCCGAACGATATTTCTGTCAGGTCACCCTTATACACTGTAGACGGCATGCTCTCTCTCACCTCATGGGATTAGTTCCGCAAAGATAATCACTTCTATCTGGAAGGTCATTCTGAACAGTTTTTTGCTTCTATCAGACAAATCCGTGCGGGTTTTGTAAACGAGTCTGTCGAAGTTTGTGCCGTCCCCCTTTCTCTTTGTATGGATTAATCTTCTTACCTCATTTTCTATTTTCTTCAGTCTCTCACGACTGTGCGTTGTCCTAGCATCAACTGTTATGTTTATTCTAGTAGTGACGAAATCGAAAAGCAACTCAGGTAGTTCCTCGTTATGTGCAGTCTCAAAGACCAATACGAAGTCCGACTTGTTCAAATCCAATCTCTTGCCTCTTTCCGCATCGGTGCTAGCTATGTCTACGACTATCGGTTTGATATTGTCAGTGTTGCCACGATTCCAAGAGCCTGAGAGCAAATCAACTACAACATCGATTCCTTCTTTGAAGGTAGCTACCATTACATCTCCCTCCTAGATTTCCTAGTTATTTTATCCTTATCTGGTAGTATCTTACCAGCAACATTGTGCATCATATTCTCAAAGAGAATTGGTGATTCTGTCATCATTCTCTTATCTACATTGTCAAGCACTTTGTCCATCTCTTCCTCGGAGACAGGATTGTTCATCGATGTGAAAAAACCATCATCGGTTTCTTTGTAGGCATATACTCCCAACTCTTGTCTTAACACCATCTCTCTGTACCCTTTAGTGACATCATCATCGTTGTAAAGTACAACTTGACTGATTTCTTCTTGGATGTCATTGTTCTTGAAAGCACTGTCCAACTCTTCATGAAGAGAGTCTATCGTTACTCTTGCGAAGTCCCTATCACTCAAAGGCTACCACCTCGACATATCGAGGGAGCATTCTATCGATATCCTGCCTATAGAGCTGTATTTTTGATGTCAAATCGACGTTCTGAGTGCCTTCTGGTATCAACACACTTCTATCATCACTCATCAGTATATCGATGGCAACCATCTTTGTGCAGATATCTTCGATGGCCTTCTCAAGATATCTCTCACCATAGACGTAGGAAACCTTGACAGCGTTCCACTCAAAGAAAGGATATGAATTATTGAAGTAGACTATACCCATCTCGTGGTCCAACCAGTAATCCCTGAGTCTACCTCTGTCTCCACTGGCGCTTCCACCCTGCAAGTCCACTTGCATGATGTGCTGTGTTAGAGTGCCCGCTATGTCTGATAGAGCCGACCCGACCACTATCACACACCCAGTGAAAGTAGTGTCAGTCTTTCCAGTGTAACGGAAGACATCACCACTAGAGTCAACAACCACACCTGCATCAACGAAACCATTGGTGCTATCTACAGTTATAGTGGTGCTAAGAAGACCACTGAAAGTTGCTGTTTTTATTGCTGTCTGCTCTATTGTAACATTGCTATCCGTTGAGACTAAACTACATGATTCACCAGCTTGTGTTGACCTCATACTAGTGATTTTTACTTGACCACTACCATAATCGGAATTGGCTGTAGCTAGAAACTCGTTATTCACAGCTACGTTGGATGTGCTTCCCTCCAAGGTGAATGCTGGACTGAAATCTACTGCTGCTTTGCTGACTCTGTCTTCCTTGTTAATCAGGTCAGCTAGGTTCTGTGCTGTGGTTATAAAGTCAAAATCAGCTCTCCATTGATTAGTGGAAGTGCCCGCCGTAAGCACCGCTGCAGAGCCGTTACCGGGAGACAATACTATTGAGCCAGATATATCTCTAACTGCTTTCGGTATCTTTATTCTAGCTTCAGAAGCTCCTATCTCTCTGTAGTCATCGCCTTGCCAAAGCTCTATTCTGAGCATCTGTTGTACGTTTCTGAAGAGTAAAGGAGTAGTACCCACGTAATCCGTATAGTACCTACGCCTGTATGGTTTGTAGGTATCGAAGTTGATGTACTCAGCAGTCACGAGATTTGGCCTCCATGAGTTATGAGTCATGTTATCTATTTTATCTTGGGACCTCTTGATTAGCTCCTCTACCTTGGACCTCTTCACTCCCCTAGTCCTTCCATTTGTGAAAGAAGCTAGATTTTGGACATATGTATTATCAGCGGATTGATAATCAGAGGCTGTTACAGTGGACGAAAAATTAAGATTAACGCCATTTACTGAAGTAGTGATTGAGGAAATAGTTCTCTCTATGCCAAGGGGGTCAGCGTCACTGTATATGAGTATGGTATCGTCTACCGAGAATCCTATGTTACGGAAGTCAGCGCCCGTAACGTAGACGCCATCTGAGTCTGAGTCATTAGATACCGCTACTGCCTCTTGTGGCCCTATCTCAAGCAAATCGGCTACTTTCTGAGCAGTAGTGTAAACTATCGCATCTGGGTCTAGGGGCCTTGTCTCTGCCTCACCGGGACTGAAAACCTGTGGCATTATTGACCAGCTCCTTCTTGTCGTCTAAAGTTATTCATCATCTGGTCATATATATCAGCTATTACATCAGCAGAGCCAGCCCCTTGAGATGAAGGACTGGGCTCAGGCATGTTTGGTTGTAATGCCCCCACATCAGGGTAAGCTTCTGCTATTCTTGCCCTTCGCTCATCAGTAAGCCCATCGCTCGGCGCAGGTGTTGGTTCAGGCGCAAAGAATTCTTCTGTCCTCGCTTGTCTCTCATCGAAACGTCTGTCAGATTGTTCTTGTGCTAATTGTGCGGGCTCCTTTACTTTCTCTTGAACAGGTCTGGAAACCCTCACTGGTGGTTTTCTCGTGGGTGGTTTCTCAAATTGGTCTAGTGTCATCTGACCTTGTGGTGGCATAACTGGTGGCTTTTCCTCTGATGGTTTTGGTAGAATTGGATTTCTCGCTAGATTAGCAGCCGCTATATTAGCCGCTGGGGATGCTTCAGGAACATCGAAGCCATATTTTTGTGCAAGAGCATTTCTTATCTTACCCCAAGAATCGTCAGTTCTTTGTTCGGGATTCATAAGACTTAGTAAAGAAAAAGCCTTTTTGTTAATATCCTGCATTCCTTGTGGTTGAAAACCTTCTAGGAGAGCTTTTGACCCTGTTTGAAAGTCTATGTCTTCAGGCAATTTATCCAAATCGGCCATCATTTCCTCTGTGGTAGGTCTGAACAACTCTGCTTGTCTACGCTGCACGTTCAACTCACGCTTTAATTTATCAGCCATAGATTCTGGTTGTATGTTATACTTTTGTGTTAAAACATTTCTTAATTCTTTTTGCTCAGAGTCGGATAAAGCATCGGGGCCCATTTGACTCAACAAACCCGCCATCAAAGAATTGACATCACTTTCACTCTCAGGCGTCTTAGAAGCCAATCTGTTTTTCAAATATTCAATAGGGTCTACTGGTTTCTCAGCGGCCATTTGGTCTGAGGTCAATTGATTATCCAAAGCATCCATTCTACCAGTTTTAGTAGCTCTTGACTCTGCACCAGTTTGTTTGCCTACTTCAGAAGCTGGCTTGGCATAACCCTTGAATTCCCTCATGAATGCATCATGACCATTTTTTTCATATTTGCTCCTTAAGCCACTTCTAATTTTAGTAACTTGGTCCCAAAAATGTCGATAGTTTTTCATTTTTCTTTCGTATTCGTTGGTAGCTTGTGAGTGTCTATCAATCATTATTTGATTTTTGGGCTTGGACCTATCAAGTCCATCCTTGAGTGGTGGCACATCTGCAGGTCTTTTGAAAATTTCAGGGCCCAAATCTGGAGCTACTTCCCGTAGATATATGTTCTTAGCCATATCAGTCAAATACCTGTTTAGCGGTATAACTTTCGCTCCTCCACGACCACCGCCTTCCAGTCTAACTTGTCTAACACCGGCTTTTGATTTCTTCTTTTTTTTCTTGGCTTTGAGAAGTTCCCAAGAATGCTGAAACATCATTCTTTGACCCCCATGTTGTAGTTCATTGGTTTCCTACAAGAGCCGCAGTTTTCTCTCCACATAAAGTGAAGAAGACCACAGTGAGTACATCGAGTGCCTGAGCCTATATTGAGTACATCGGCGGCTTTTTTGGCATTTGCTCTTTGCTTGCTAATCGCCCCTTTCAGGGGATTCTTTTCATCAACCACTACATTAGCCTGATAATGAGTATCTGAACGAATGTTCTGCTTTTGAGCCCTTTCGATGTCGTCAATATCGAGAGTCTGCAAATCGAAACCCATTCATACCCCTCACCATCAAACGTATGTTACCAGAATGTAAACATTGCCCAAGACCATGAAAGGGTCCGAGGCAACTAGACTAGTCGTGCTCGACGCATCACTCAACGTGCCCACTGCCGAAGCAATGGTCGTTGTCAGCGTAGACGTGTCACTGAACTCCTTCGGTGAGAAGGGTCCCACGACTTTGTACTTCGGTGTTAGATTAGCCATTTAGGTCACCGCCTTAACTGCGGTGTCCCATAGCAAACCATGTACCGTCTTGCCCATTCACATTCTGAATGACTAGACTGGTGCCGTTGATGAGTGCGAACACCCCATCGACTCCAGCCCCTGTACCAGCGGTGCTACTTCCTGCAACTGCGTTACAAGCTACTATGTCGGCTAATAGACCAGTCAGGTCAATCGTGCCTCCAGCATCGCTTCCGCCATTTGTGAAGGTCCCAGTAACCATTAGTAGGTTACCCATTACGTGCGGTCTTGTGTCTATTGTACTCTCAAATGCCATTTTTTATCACTCCTCTGTCAATTCTTGCTCTTCAACTGGTGCTGCCTCTTCTAAGACTTCCTCTACTAGAGGAGCCTCTACCACTGGTTCTTCGACTGGTGCTGCTACCGCTGGCTCAGGATTTAGATAGTCCTCAACCAATTTCAAAGCGCCACTCTTTGTAGTGTATGTAGCTGTGGGGACTACTCCCCTCTCAGCCAACCAAGACATTATTTCGGGCCTTCTCCAACTACTGTCGGGGATGCCGTCCCCACCCTCATCGTGGTGAGGAGGCTCATCCCCAAGCAGTGTCCAAGATGGCTCAACCAGAAATCTTCGGTAAGTATCGACCCAACCCTGCGAAACTTCCCTAACTTCACCTCTAGTGAAGTCGGGCATGTATGCATCGGGGCTCCTTGCGTAGAAGGATTTGCCATTATACCTAAGACTGGGCAAGTAGACCACCTCAGACCACTATGAGCAGTAGCTCTGCTCCGCTCGTGTCATCGGTAGTACCATCAGAAGTAGCCTCTATGTCGAAGGTTAGGACAAGGTCACTTGTCTTCACTACTGCAACAGATGCCGTTGAGTCGGCCTTCTGAGCTACTGCTGTTAGAATCTTGCTGCACTCTCCGCTTAGGGTAAGTGTGTTACCCTCTGCTAGAGCAGAGCTAAGTGTCAAGGAGACGAGCCTTGGGCTCCTCCTGTCTACTACCTGTGTGTTGGTTGCTTGGAACCCATCTAGGTTACCGGGGTAACCAGCGGTTGCCTGTCCGTCGAGCCATAGTGTCTCGTCTATGTCGCTACCAGCCCAAAGTCCCAAGTCCAGATTAACGGTTTGGGTGTAAGTGCCAGTGCCTGTGTATGTTATTCCTCTGTGTGTTGTTGCTGCCATATCTTTTTCACCTCTTTATTATCTCCTCTGCAACCTCACTTTAGGTCACGAATGCTCCCGTGTGCTCCGAAGAAAGTGGTCCATATCTCGCCCATGGTTCGGTACAGTCCTTCCTGTCCTAACCTGTTAATGGCGAATGGGTCACCAGTCTCAATTCCGCTCTCAAAGTATTGCGTAGGAATAGCTGTGCTAAAGTGCACATAGTCTGTGTCTAGGAAGTACATCCTGCTCAAGCTGTCCTTTGGCATGTCCTTGGTTGGGATGATTGGTACTCCGTTGTAGGTTGCCACGATGAACCCTGCCTCTACACCGGGGACACCCTTCACACCGTTGTAGGTTGGGGTAACTCTCTTCTCTTCCATGAACCTCTGCTGGGACTGTAGCAGTTGCTGTAGTCTCATTAGAGTGTCGTATCCTGTTAGGATGACCTTGGGGTTTCCACCGCGCTCCCAGATTTGCTGGAACAAAGTGTCCAAGTGGTCTAGGGACAGTGTCCTGTTTGTGCTGGAGCTGTTAGCCTCATCTTCTGCGAAGGCCCATGTGTTAGCGCTTCTGTCGATGGAGTAGATGTCTTCGTCTCCAGTGTCGTAGTGAGTACCGGATGTCATGCTTGTGTTTCCGGTGGTGACTCGGTCTAGCGACTCAAAGTTGTTAGCTGCTGCAGTTGTAACGTCTGTTAGTAGCATCTTATTGACCATCTCAGCGTGGTGCTTGCCCATTTCTTCCTTTAGAACTGAGCGGATATCTCCCAATCCATCGTCTCTGTCTGCTAGGAAGATAGCTGTCTCGGACATGTCGAATGTGTGTGCGACTGTCTTTGGTTTTGCAGCTACGTGCTGGAAGGTAGGCTTCACAGTGTCTGGCAGTGTTGCGTTTTCTGCAACTCCACCATGTAGTGCACCGCCGTTTGGCTTGCCTGTGATGACTCTCCATCCCGACCTGTCCCAAGGCTTCTTGGGTAGGATGCTGAATGCGTTGAACTCTTGGTTGAGTTGCGACCAGACCTTGCGCCCGTAGATTGCTTGGTATGTACCAGCAGTCGTGGACAGCATAGGGCTGTCAGCCTTGAGTAACTCACTACCGGAGTAGGAGTAACCCATTGCGTTTCCGGCGCCATAGTAATAGCGCTCCATGTCTGTTATTGTTCGTACGTAATTTCTTGCCATATATCTCACTCTCCTCTAAATGCCTTATCTGCTAGGGCGTGTACCTCATCCCATGACATTCTGTGCATGTCTACTGTGGAGGGTATTTCTACTGCTGGCTCCGCTTCACTCTTAGCGATTGGAGTGCCAGCTTCAACTGTTCCTATGGTGTCGATTCGCTCATTAAGAGCACCAAGAGCCTTCATTACCTCGTCAAGAGGGCCACGTGCATCGTATGCTGCGGCTTCTGCCTTTGCGATTTCTTCTGCTCTCTCAG